TGCGGAAGTGGTCGGGTTAGTGTATGAATATAAGATACGCAATTTAGAACAAATTGATACATCTCTGAACGACCGTATCTTGCTTAGAATACCCATATCGGGTTTGCAGTGTCTCCCGGGTTTTGAAGCAGATGTCCATCAACATATTCACAGATGTATCTGACAACGTGCGATTGAATCGCTGCGGTTGCTGACGCAACGCGTTGTACGGCAAGGAGTCAATGTACCAATTATTCATATTGATCCACGATACATTTGCGATTTCAGATGTATCATACTCGCCAAGGATTAAACTAGACCCTCTGCGTAGCAGCACATACACGAAGAAGTGTATTTTTTTTAGTTGTATGTGATGCGGGTGTGCCTTGTTGGGCGACTCTGTGTTGCCCAGATCCAGTTGTATGTAGTCGCAGTTCTCGTTCAATCCGCTGAACGTCAAACCCGTTTCTTCAAATAATTCACGATGTGCTGCTGCGAGCAAATCCTCGTCTTCCTCCAGATGGCCCTTCGGTAACCCCCACACGCCACTGTTCTTCTGTTGAACGACCATCACACGATAACTCATATGGTCGTTAATATTAGAAGACCACGGGTCAACGAGAATCACACCGGCACTTTTGTTGGAGGCATGTTTGTGTGCGGGTTTCACACAGGACGGTGTTGATACTTGTACTACCTCTTCACGACTTGGTATCATATGTTCACGTAATATATTATGGAGAATAAAATGTCTACTCAGTGTACTTGCCGTGTGCTTTTAAGTGTCAGTCGTATACACAAAAAAACAAAATCGGATTCGTGTGGGTGTTGCTGTGGGGGGTGGGTGTTTAGGAAGCACACGAATCTAGACTGTGCTTCATCTTGTAGGCAACAAGTGCCGCACTCTGGAAGATACACAGACTGTATCCTGTAGCGCCATTCTCATCATTATCCAGATAAAACGGCAAATTCTGAAAGAGGTTGTGCACCTCTGTCATATTGCATTTGGTAGCGAAGACCGACACGAGTGCATCCAATAGATCATCTGTTGACACCTGCTGGTAACCACATCGCTCGTGCGCAATCGTCAATGATATCAAAGCACTCGTTAAATACCCGGCATCGGTTGTCCGTATTGCCTTCGTTATACACCTTAGTAAGTACTGCTCGTGAATCGTTGTATCGACTGGTACGATGTGTGTTTTTGAAAATGTTCTAAAAATACCCATTCGCAGTTTTCTATTTGTATGTGATTGTGATTGTGATTGTAATAATAATATTATACGAATCATTTTGTTTGTGTACTGACAATTTCGGTAAAACAACTTGTGGTCCACCGAACCCTCCTATGACATATACATAACATAGATTGGGGAGGAGGGTTGTGTATATGGATACCATACCATACCATACCATACCATACCATACCATACCATACCATACCATACCATACCATACCGTTTTATTTGTTTTTTTTGAAAGATTATGTATAATATAAGAACCCATTTGGTTGTGGTGGTTCATCTGAGATCATACCTGCCAGCCGGTTCAGGTTATTATTATCTGCAGTCTCTTTTTGCTTATTTTTTTCTGTGTATTTAAGATATAAGATAAAAATGATAAATAAGAAACCTGACAGTAACCAACCGTAACTGCTGTACTCTACACCATATTGCGACCACGTTCTTTCTGCACGTTTTTTATGGTATTTTTTACGGATATTTCGGGTGATGAAGGTGTGAGGGATTAGGCTCGGTCGCATCTCAATATAATTGTATTATTATAATACTAAAATAATTACAGTGTAATGTATCGAACCGAAATACACGAAAATGATATGCACTCGTTTTCAAAAATGTGCAATACTTTGTATTTAACTCCACCTGGTAAACTGTGGAGTAATCATCCAGACAGTACAGATCCGGACGCGTTTCAAAGAAGAGTCGCTGAAGAAGTTCGGCACCATTTGGCGATTCACACACCTCGGAATTCATACACACGATTGCATAGTTGGCGAACGTGGGGTTTGTGGGTTGACGGGTACATGCCGTCTCAGACGGAAGCAACCAGTTCCATGCGTGTCGAATGGCAACCACCCAATGAAACCTTCGCAAATACTCGGACGGACAGTCTGTTTGACGAATACCTCAAAACGAGTGACGTCCCTCTCCGGGGGCATCGCCACACTTTCCAGCGCGCTCACAAAATAGTACTCAAACGGATACGAGAGAGGGTGACACACCAGCAAGAACTCGCCTCCACGAAACAGAAAACGATCGACCGACTCACTACGGTTGGCAGACTCTTTTTTGTGAACAGAAGAAGTCATTCACCTTTTGATACCTTGCACCTTGTCACGCAGTTCGGTGCTTCCAAAGCAAAAACGGTCGCACAGTCCGCGTATGCCACAGTTGGCACATCCTTTCAAACGAATGCGACCGGTCAACGTCTCCCGATGTATTACGACCCTGCACCCCACCCGCTGCGATTGGATGCATTGCAGTTCCACACAACGCTACCCTCTCCGACGGTGTGTCACCCTTTCAACCAAGCGGCTGCGTTGTTGGAGCGGTTGGAACGAACTCTTGAAGCGAAATACACTGCAACCCACGTGTTGAAGGCATCCGAGTACAAGGCATTGGTTGGCACAATCGTTCACTTTGCTCGCCAAATTGTTACCCGCGGGCAGTCTGCGCTCGATTTTCGACAACAGTGCGAAGAGAGTTTGGATTTGCTCGAGGTGGCACCCTCTTTTGACAACTTTATGAAAAGGAAAGTGTTCCATTACTCGACGCTACACTCCCTGCCATCGGACTTGTACCAAAACATCGAAATGCTATTTGGTTCATCGGCGAAGCATATGAAGAATGCGATGACGCTGATTCGTATGTTGCACCCAAATTGGGATAAAGTGGAAGCAACCGAAGCAACGAATGTGATGGATGTGTCGCTTTTGCACAAGTTGTTAACCAACATTGAACCCTCGCACGCCAACGAGACTGTGCGGAAAACATATGTGACGAAGGTATTATCTGATACGAATCTAATCGGGAAACAAACACTGTACACCAATCGGTACGAACAACTTGTTCGTGCCAAATATATGAGCGATTCCGCATTTCGCAAAGATCAGACAACGCTCGCGACTGCCTTTTCTCTTCTACAAGTTCCCCGACAACGGACGAAACCTGCCGTACATGCTGCCATAACCAGACGAAAACACACGCCAGTCGAACCACTTCTTCAACCGAAGGCACACGTTGGTGTTGTTCACCCGCAACCACCGAAGGCACACGTTGGTGTTGTTCACCCGCAACCACCTAAGGCACACGTCGGTGTTGTTCACCCGCAACCACCGAAGGCACACGTCGGTGTTGTTCACCCGCAACCACCGAAGGCACTTTCCAAAAAAGACCTGTCCACGAAAACGAAAACACTCGCTATCAAATTGAACGCAACAGACCGCGTTCCGCAACACGTGGACGTTCGCCAAAAAAAAGTTCGCTCACGGTCACTCACGAAAATGTCAACATCCCCTGCAAAAGTCAACATATCAAAAGTACCAACCACCCCGAACGTGCGCCTCCCAACAACAACCACACCACCCACGCAGACGGGCGGTGCAAGAAAGAACCAGAACTCCCCAATGAAATCACGCACGATTACGCTGATGACGTCTGCGAATAAAGCGAGCAGCAAACGCGAACCTAAAAAACAAACCGCACTCATCCGCATTACGAAAGGCAAACCTGTAAATTTGATTGCGCGCTATTTGACTACTCGGGACGTGGAAACATACCGGTCTGGTTTACATAAATACATCAAACAAAAAGGTGGAGATGGATTTGTCGCACAACTCAAACAGTCGCAACACAAACAGACCCCTCACTTTGAATTCGGTGACATCGTTCCGACATCGTCTGCCCGGTACGAAACCATTCAAAAGAAGTTGAAATTGTCTGCTAAGAATCGCAATGCGTTGCGGCGTGTGAAAAGAAGTGTTCTGCGAAACTACGGCGGTGGGAACCACACCGTAAAAAACTCGTCCCCCGAACCACCACCACTGACGACTACCTCCCCTGTTCAGACGGATGCGACAGAATCGGGTCGTGTGCCGGAGTTTACAGGGTCGTTGTTCACGCGCAAAAATGCAGGCGGGCAGTCTACGACCGCCCCGCGTGTGACGTGGAATGCCAAGGATTCGCTTGGCGACAATCTCCGCGATACGTCTCACAGCGATTTGAAAAACACCGAAGGTGTAACAAATATTGATTTAACCAATTTGAGCAGTCTCGAAACGGTGGACTTGTAAAAAAACACAAGAACACAAAAACGAAGCATATCGGTTTGTTATTAAGTTATAATAAGTGTTGATTATGGAGTCGTTCGTCGTCGTATTTCGTTTCTTGGGTGGTGTAACGCTGCATATAATCGGACGAAATATTTTTTCCAACTTTCTCCAACATCGCATCCTTATAAAAGGGGATACACCCGATCAGAGCATTTGACAACGCATGTCCCCAGTAGGCACACGTTGTTCCGTTATGTATATTCCCTGCCATAAAACGGATCACATTCGCAACAAACTCTTTTGCGCTCACCGAAAACGGTGTGCTCCGCAGCGTGTGCGCAGTGTTTTCCGTGATGACCGCACCAGGTGTGATGTTGAGCATATCCAAACGGTCCACACTCTGATACTCTTTTATTAGGGAGCAAGCATTGTAAAACCCGTATGCGTTGCTTGCTTCATATGTTGCTAGGTACGGAACCGATATCTCATTGCTGAACAGACCTGCTGCCGCCAAGCCCGAATTCGGGTGCATACACTGGGCAGTGACAAATACGATTGCGGATCTGCACAACGTGTTTGTGTCTAACCGTGCGATCATTTGTGGAAGCAACAAATGTGTCAGACGTGTCTGCACCATTGTCCCGCACGCAATCGTATTCCGAATGCATTGCACAGGTGACTCGTGAAACGGTTGCCACCCTGTCCGATGTCCAACGTTATTGATAAGCACCGCCACATCCAATGGTTCGAGCGTCTTCGATATGTCGTCAAAAAAATCATCCTCAAACGCCTTTCCAAAATCCTTGAGTATCACAATACAATCGACACCCTTTTCTCGGATTAAACTCGCCACACCGTGCGACCGTCTCGAACCAATCAACACAATGTGGAATCCGCGTCCGGCCAACTGCAAGGCGAACTCTTTCCCTTGACCGCTCGACGCACCTGTGATGACGACCCACGAACGGGTATCGTTCTTGCCGGTATCGTTCTCGTACGAATTGCCCGGATTCGTTTCGGACACAATACCACCACACCCGTCTGCCCTGTTCCGGTACACATCATACAGGTTGGGGGTTTCTTTCAGACAAAAATAATGATGTATGAATAATCCGAATTGGACCAGCATACCAATACACTGTGCGACGACAACCACCACACATACACACAATAAGAATTTCAGAAACATATTCATTTCGAAGGGTATTCTGTTGTGGAATACTTTATTTATGCACTAAGATGACGCATTCCAAATAGGTGTGCGTACACGATGACTCATATGTGTGTATGTGTATGTGTATGTGTATGTGTATGTGTATGTGTATGTGTATGTGTATGTGTATGTGTATGTGTATGTGTATGTGTATGTGTATGTGTATGTGTATGTGTATGTGTATGTGTATGTGTATGTGTATGTGTATGTGTATGTGTATGTGTATGTGTATGTGTATGTGTATGTGTATGTGTATGTGTATGTGTATGTGTATGTGTATGTGTGTATTGGACTTCGTCATAAAACGTAACGTGTAAGGAAATTCAATTTATAGAAGCAGTACACAACACAACAACAAAAAAATGATTTTTGTTTTGATGTTGTATCCATGCACAAAACGTCGACGTCACCGTCACCCATCTGAAAAATAAGTAGCTTGTCAAAAATGAATCGCTTGTCAAAAATGAATAGCTGCGTGCTGACAGGCGTGTTAAAACAAGTGGAAGGCGTGTTATATAATGAGACGAACCGTACGCTTGTCGCACTGTTGGGCATTCTCAGCCCTTTCACGGGTGTTGATTTGTTACTGGCCACGGATTTAAAAGTGTTGGTGGTTGCACGGACCGAGTGCGAATCCGACAAGTCTCGTCCGGTTGCGCGTGTCGTGTACGACTACCAGACAAAACAGATCGTCGTGGTTATGGCAGTCCACGTCTCCTACAAAGACGCACACAACATCCATACCGACGGGACTGATGCTAAGGTAAACCGTCTTGCGGCAGTCATCACTGCGAACCTCCGCGAGTTTGTAGTAACGTTCGAACTGTCCGATGTGGTGGAGAGTGTGCGCGTGGTCTTTGCGGGTGATTGGAACAACAGTGGCTTCCGAAAGACACCGTGTGGTCCAGATGCGCAAGGTCTGCGTACGATGATTGGCGACAGTTCTGACGAGAAACTGGGCAATGGGGTCGTCGGGATGAAGACGTTCTGGAGACTGTGCGAGACGGGTGAGTTCTCAGATGAAACGGATAAACTACTACCGAACGTCCTTGCATACCCGGTTGGAGTGCCGACAGTAGACGACCCGCACAAAGTGGATGCCGATATCCACCGTATTATCACATCGGAAGATACGCTTGCAGTGATGTCGCAACATCTTGCCGCATATATGTACGCACCGATTCCGGCGCTGCTGATACATGGCGATCATCCCAACACCAGGTGTGCCGTTGCACCCGGTGTATTGGTCGCGGTCCATGCAATGTGTGGGTACGGTCCAAATGGTTTCAACGGCGATCCTCTGTACGGAATGAAATTGCGGCAGAGAGTACCACCAATGATTAGTGAGGCATATAGAATCTCAGCGAAGAAGGCAAAAGATGTAGCGTTCGCAGTGCAGAACGAAGTCACCAAGAAGGTTTGCCACTACTTGGACATTCCGTATGATCAACGACCGTATAATGTGCCTGAGAACATTCCTATCTTCGATCAGGTCCTGCGCGACCAGATTCGCATCGCAAACGAGGAATTGTGCCAGACGTGAACGTTCAGTTATTTGTACTTAGAACTTGCATAAACCCACCCTCCCTTCCCCCCCATCGGGTTGGTATGTGTATGTGTATGTGTATGTGTATGTGTATGTGTATGTGTATGTGTATGTGTATGTGTATGTGTATGTGTATGTGTATGTGTATGTGTATGTGTATGTGTATGTGTATTTTTTTTGCAAGGAATGTGCGTGCCTGATGTATATCTCATATGTTCTAATTCCAAAACTGTATTCGGTCCGCACTACTGACTTTGTGAGAGTGTGAACATCACATGGTTCAGACGGAGTCAGGTGTACTACAAAAACACAAAACGGGGTGTCCGGGTTTCGAATATGTACAATGGGGGGAGGGGTGGTGACCGAATAATAAAATAAAAACGTACTATATAATGGACTACTTTGCAAATGTTGTTCGTGCTACCCAGAGTGCATTACGAACCGCACACACCGAATTTCAACGAGAAATGTATTCCGCCACACCTTCAAATCAGAATACAAGTAATGCCCCCCAGGCAGTGCCGACACTGACATCTGCTCAGAGTGCTGCGAGTTCACAACCGAGTAGTAGTGCGACTGCCGCACCAATCACCACAAACGTGCCAACGATAACACAGACCGAATTAAATCGTATACGAGGCACACTTTATGATAATTCAATCACACTCAAAAGCAAATGAAAGCACCTCTCGCCACTTGCACAAGTACTGTCTTACTGCCTTGCCTCCTTACGACAATACGTCCTCCATCACCACCCGACCCCCATCCCCTCCAACAAACAAAATGCAAAATATGATTTTACTTTTTTGTGCGGTAATACACTATAACAAAATGTAAAATTACATATACTAATAATAATCAGAATAATAATGGACGGTTCTTATTTCGGAAACCATGCACAGTCACCACCACAGCAACCGATACACAACACACCCTTTCATACACAATATGGGTCACGTGAGCAACAGCAGTCGCCATCACAGAACCAACCGACTGACTCTCGTTACCCAACGAATGAACCGATTCAGATGGCAAAGCCGGTGTCCACGAATGAAGAATTACGCGCGAAACTTGGAACGGAAGCGACGGACCTGATGCCCCAATTTCAGACAATGCCCACGTTATTTCTCATTGCGATTATTCTGTACTTTGTGCTCGCACCCATTCTGATGCTTCACCAACCGTCGTTAGACAATAGCAGCGATTTCTTACAAACCCAAATGTGGATAAACTGTTCGCTGGCAGTTTCATTCAGCGTCGTGTACGGTATTGTAACAATTGCTTTTCCAAAAGAGTTTGTAACCACGTATCGTAATTTTTTATTGCCTCTCGTACTGATTGTGGTGTTGTGGTTAAAAGGATACTTTACATACAGCAACAGTTTGATCCCTTTTTGTGCGACCAAGAACAAGAACGGAACATACAACCCAGATACATCGCATTATAACATGGGTGTGATAATGTGGAACACTGCAAAAGTACCCATCGCCATATTTGTTACGTATGTGGTCATCGTTCTATTCCCCCAAACGGTTGTGCCATTCAACGAATTTTTCTGTGGCGAAGAAGTGCCACACCCATTAGTCGAATTTTTTTCAATTGGGTTTTGGATAGGGTGCGCAACGTGGCCAAGCGAAGCGAGTTGTTATTTTCAAATTCTGCGGGGTGGTTGCCAACCAGTTGATAATATTATTCTGTGAATATACGAATCCACAAATAACATAGCAACCACATAACTAAAAGCATTTCGTAATGACATTCAAAAAAATGCAAACACGGTAGAACCAACCAATATTATACATACATATATACACCTACACACCGCACGGAACGTTGATCGGTATCACTATGATGAGAGAGCATCTTTGATGTTCTCCGGCATAGGATCAATTTGCGTTTCATAATATTCGACAACTGTCTTAAAATTCTGCATATCAGTTGTCTTCGCACGTCTGTCATTTTGCCTGTTGTACCGATCATTCGTACCCCCACCCCGTTCATTCACAATAAAATTTATCGCATACCCCTTTCTACCAAACCGTCCACTTCTTCCAATGCGATGAATATACGACTCTACTTCACGTGGAAAATCATAATTAATTATGAGTGACACTTGCTGCACATCAATCCCGCGGCATAGTAGGTCCGTCGTAATAAGCATCCGAACATCTCCACTACGAAACCGTTGCATAATATCATTTCGCTCCGTAGTGGTCATTTGACCGTGAATGGCTTCACACGGCACACGTTCGTGGTTCATTTCGCGGCGCAGAAAGTCAACACCCCGTTTTGAATTGCAGTAAATCATCACCTGGTACACACTGATAGAACTGTATAGATCGATTAGAGTTGCGATTTTATACTGGTCGCTTTCGAGCTCAATATAATATTGGCGAATGCCCTCCAGTGTCAGCATCTCTCGTGGGACACGAATCTCAATTGGGTTGTGCATAAACCGCTTGGACACAGCATCCATTTCAGGTGACATCGTTGCCGAGTACAATCCAATTTGCGTGTGTTGGTCAGTGCTATTTGGTAGTTGCTCTATGATGTCCCGAATTTGTTCCTGAAAATCAGTAGACAACATTTGGTCGGCTTCGTCCATAATGAAATATCTCAAATGACGCGTGTTGATATACCGGTCTCGGAGTAAATGGCACACACGTCCAGGCGTGGCAACAATAATGTGGGGGCGTTTGGTGTGTAGCTCATTCACACACTCGCGCACACTACCACCACCAGACACCAATGTCAATCGAATTTTTGTAAACTGTCCAATGTTCGAAATAACCGAAAAAATTTGGGTAGCAAGTTCTCTCGTCGGTGCAAGGATTAATCCTTGCAAATAATCTTCACCCTCGTCAATTTTTTGCAACAGAGCAACCGAAAATGTGGCAGTTTTGCCTGTTCCAGACTGCGCTTGCGCAATAATATCACGATTGTGTTTAATAAAAGCAGGAATCGCTTTCTGTTGGATAATACTTGGTTTCTCAAAACCATACGAGATTATCCCACGCAAAATCTCTGGACGCAATCCCATCTCATCGAAAGAGTCAATCTGCTCGACATCCGTTATAGTCGTTTCTTCTTCCTCTTGTTGTTCATTTGATTCAGTTGGTTCATTTGATTCATTTGATTCAGTTGGTTCAGTTGGTTCATTTGATTCAGTTGGTTCATTTGATTCAGTTGGTTCATTTGATTCAGTTGGTTCATTTGATTCAGTTGGTTCAGCGTGTGTAGACATGAATACACGAAGTTATTATCTTGGAGATATGAAATGTGTGTTTATATTGTCAGAATGAGTCGGATTCATTCAGTAGGCGTCCTTTTTCTTTAATAAAAAAGTGTTGGTCCTAATACATAAACCGTTTGTATTCCGAAATGTGTGACAATACCGAATGGCGAACACAACATTTCAACAACCAAGGGAAAATGTTTGGCAAACTCTTGTATAACGGAACGGGTGATGTGAAAGTGAACGGACGTGTTTCCAATTTTATGGGTTTGCAAGACAGCCAAGTGGTGTTCTGGGCACCGCATCCACCTGATTACCGCACCAGCTACAGCGGGTCTGCGCTGCCTTTCAAGGACTCCGAAATGGCGTTTGACCAAACGCCCAACGCAGGGGTCGTGAACGTCGACTCCGACGGCACGTTCGAAATCTCACTGAAATACCCCAGCGGGTATTACAGCAGTTTGGGCACGCTCTACGTGTCCCCGCACATCCGCATGCAACACGTGGTGAACGGGAAACCCGGTAAAGTCGAAATCATCAAGATCGGCGAAGGCGTGCCGTTCAGACTGCTGACGTACCCGCCTGTCCCGTCCACCGCACCACGCTGCTCGCCTGCCTTCTACGACAATCGCGCACAATTGCCCGTGCGCACCCAAGAGCAGATCTTGAGAGACAGCTCCTACCCCCAGTTCAGTCAGAATATGCATATGCCTGCGAATTTCTGGGGGTTGCGGCCCGCAAACTAAGCACACCCGGTCGGGTCGGCATCCACCACCACGACCAATCGTCGCGGTCTGGCACAACGACGTTCGCCACAATACGACGGATGTCCTGAGAAGTATGCCGGACTGTAGCGCAATCGCAACAGTTGGTAGTCTCGTTCGGCATGATTGGTCTCGTCCAGTTCGCCCAGTATCTGGTATACACTGGTTTCGTCCGCAAATCGCTGCTCGGCTTCCTCCCACTCCGCATACACTCGTTCCAAATCTTCCAGTTCGTGTTCGAGTGTATCCATTTGTGTATGTTTAGTATGTTCTGTTACAATACTTTTAACTTTTATGTTTTTTGGTGTTTCTTAGCATTCCATACATTTGGTGTGTAACAATACACCTAAAAAAGGAACGGGACACACTCAAATGCAAAACTTGCCCAACACACACAGACACGCATTCAGTTGTGTTGTCCATCCAGAATAACGAAATGTGTATTAACATACTTACACACACGCTCACTGTCAGATTGTATGACGCCTACACAATTTATAAAATGGAATCGTATCGGTTGTGACATATTTCTTTTCAATAGGGAAGTATTAAGTGGTTTCAATGGGTTGTTACACATCTGGTGGTGCAGGTGGTGCTTGCGTGTCAATAAAACAAGAGACCAATTTGGATATTCCGGGATACATATTATGTATTGTGTACGGATGATTATTATTATCCGGATGATTCATACAGTGCTGTATGAAGTTACGTATCGTTTTGCCGTGTGAAAACACACAGGTTGTCTTGTTGGATTGTAAATTCCACACTGGTATACAACGCCACGGGATGGGATGGGATGGGATGGGATGGGATGGTAGACTCTTGTTAACGGTGGTGTTGCTCGTAAAATGAGTGGTTCGGATGTGTTCTTTCCAACTGCTGTGTATGTTTTGTATATTGGTTTTGTTTCATATTTAATAGAACCGGTGTAATTTTATTTTATTTGCTTATAGGATAAAATCTATTTCTAACAAATTGTTTAGCAAATGTCCCAAAAATATGATTTCAACAACGGTAAATATATTGTGTACTTTACGACACCGGGTTGTTCACACTGCCAGGATTTCAACGCCACCTGGAATGCTTTCAGTCGCAAACTCACATCGCACGATTCGACAGTGACACCGATTACACTCTCCACAACAGACGATTACGCGATTACGTCGGATTCACCTGACGTGTTTGCATATCCAAGTGTGTATGCTTTCACAAATGGCAAATACACCGAATTCAACGACGACCGGACGGTCGCGTCGTTGATGAAATTCACACAATCTCAACCGAGACTGGTTAACCAAACCGGTGGCGGTCGGCAGCGTCGTCGTATACAGAACTCACCCAGACGCTCACTTCGTCGGCGTCGCCAGCGTGGTGGTGGCAGCGGTCTGATGAGCGCACCCTTTTCGTACACGCCGACATCTTTGCTGAGACAGCCCGGTGCGCCTCCGTGTGCCCAGCACAATGGAGTCCCGGTCGACGTTCGGTCATCTGTACCACCAGCGCAACAAGCAAGCGGACCGCACGATGCGATGCCTCAACCGTCGTACAACGCGGGACTGTACACAGGGTTGCCATTCGAAGGCCCTTGGGGAAACATCCCGATTACACCAACTGCTGCCGGGACAACCCACGACGCACTGCGCTCGGCAAACCCGCCACCAGGAGCGACCCAAATGTATGCGACTGGCGCAACCAACCGTCCAGGTAATAGCTACAGTGCCAAACCAGGTGTGAACCATTACGACGGTGGTCACGGTGGGAAGATGCACACAATCAGATGCACTGGTCCGAAAGGTGGGCGTCGAAGAAGAAGAAGAAGAAGTCGTCGCAGCACACGACGTGTTGCGCTCCGTCACAACTCACGTTCCAAACGGAGAGGCGGTCTATCACTGTGTGCCCCGAATCTGGACAACGGTGCACCGTTTCATCCACAATGGGGCGAACAGTGTGGTGGTATCAAAACGGGTGGCAAACGACGCCGACGAACACAATCGCGAAAGAATGGGGGTGGTTTGAACTTGCGCAGTTTGAATATGGATGATGGTGCACCGTTTCATCCAACTTGGTCTGCACCAGGAGGAACATCGTAAAAATGGTATGATACACCGGGGTGTATGTATACATAATAATAATAATAATAATAATAATAATAATAATAACTCGTGTTG